CACTGTCCCAGAGTGAGATTGAAGCGATGCCAAATGGTACAGAGGTGCTTTCTATTTATACGGATAATGATATTGAGACCTACCGGGATGTGCTCTACTATGTGGGGCAGGTTCTTGGTGGGTTTTTCTGTATCAATCGTGAGGGAAAACTGGAACTTCGGAAGTATGGCAATGAGCCGGTGATGACAGTGGAAAGTAAACATCGGTTTTCCAGTAGCTTTTCAGATTTTATTACAAGGTATACGGCGGTCAGTTCCACCAACATGAGGACGGAGACGGCAGAGTATTATCATCTGGATCCGGATGATGGTTTGACTATGAATCTGGGTGTGAATCCGCTTTTGCAGTTTGGGCTGGATGAGACAAGGAAGCAGCTGTGCACAAATATCCTGAATGATATTGCAGTGGTGGATTATGTTCCATTTGATTCGGACACCATTGGAAATCCAGTACTGGATTTGGGAGATGTGATCCGGTTTGTGGGCGGTCAGGCAGATGGAGACAGGATATCTGCCATTACTTCCATGCAATGCAAGATTGGCGGCAAACATTCTTTAAAGGGTGTGGGAAAGAATCCGAGACTGGCACAGGCAAAGTCAAAGAATGATAAGAACATTTCCGGGCTGTTGAATCAGATTGAAGCGGGGAAGATTGGCATTCATACTTTTACCAATGCGTCAGCTTATACGGTGGCTGAGGTGAATGCGAAGATTATCAGCATCGAGTTTGCCACCAGTGAAGAGAATCACGCCCAGTTTTTCGGGCAGGTGATTGTGGATGTGAAGGCGGATGCGATGGAGAGGTCAGCAGTTGCAAAAGGAACGATTGTGGTGCCGGAAAGTGGTTCCGATGCAGCTGGAAGTGATGGAGCTGATGCCGGGAGCGATACTTCTGGGACTGAGGATGATGCAGGAAATGATTCCGGGACTGCAGAAGGTCAGAGCATTGCTGTGGAACTTCCGGTTGTGTGGACGGAGGATGGACAGGCGGAGGTTATTTTTACCTTTGAGATGAATGATGAAGAAATACTGGTGCATTATCCTACGGAGACATGGCATTCCGGAAAGCATACGATTTTGCTGTATTATCCTATTGAAAATGTGGTGGCAAATATCACGAATACCTTCAATGTCTACATGAGGGTGAGCGGCGGTTCGGTAACTGTGGATGTGGGTGGTTGTGTGGCTTCAATTTCCGGTCAGAGCATGGGTGCGGCTCCTGCATGGGATGGCAAGATTGAGATTGAAGAGACAACAGGATTGTTTGGCATCGGTGGCGGCTTTGCAGTCAAAGGATATCGGGATGCAATCAGCATGGAAACAATGGAACTGGTACAGAGAAGTTATTCTGACAAGACCCGCAAGGCTGCTATCGGAGCTTTTGCAAGACCTGTGGAAATGGAGGATTAGCGATGAAGTTAAAAGGAAGAATGGTGCTGGAACTGACGGATGTGAACACATCTGAGGTGGAGACCATTGTGGAAGAAAATATGGTGACAAATGCGGTAAACAACATCCTGGGAACAAATCCTATGGGGTTTTTTATGCGGCAACGGCGCAGTATGACAGTTCGGTTTTGTGGAATGGAAATCTGCTGCCAATCTGCCCAAATATGATTGGCGGTATTTTGCTGTTTTCAAAGACACTGGAAGAGAATGCAGATAATATTTATCAGTATTCGGATAATATGCCGGTGGCTTATGCTTCCAACAATGTCAATTCGACAGCGAATACGGCGAGGGGAAGTCTGAACCAGACAGAGAGTAAGCCACTAGATAATGGTTACAAGTTTGTCTGGGAGTTTACACCAAGTCAGGGAAATGGAACGATTGCAGCGATTGCACTGACAAGTGCGTTGGGCGGTCAGAATGGATTTGGTAGTCTGGTTGGTGATGCCAGTGCATTTTTACTGCTGAAAAGTGCAAATATCGGAGACATTGCAAAGGCAAAGCAGCTGGTGCTGTTTGAGGCGGTGGAAGTGGATTTTGAGAAGAATCTGATGTATTCCATCACATTTAAGGATTCGGCGGTGCTGATTAAGAAGGTGCGGCTTCCGATTTTTGATATCGGATTGAATGAAAGGCTCGATGACTCCACTTTTACCGTGGTGGAAGAAAAGAGCGTGACGACATCCACATTTTCTCTTTTGGGAGATTATACGATTTATGGGGATTTCTTTGACGGACATGACGGATACTGGTATGGATTTTCCAATGAGGGAAATTCTTCTGGAAGTGCAACGATGGTGTGGGTGAAAATTTCTAAGTCTGACTATTCCATGACAGAAGGAAAGTGGACATTGAGCAATGCAAAGCTGATGGATACCGGGACAAGGGATGAGGCTTCTTCTTATCCGGAGCGTACTGTGAAAGCCTGCATGAGGAATGGTTATCTATATGTGCTTGCTTACAATAAAAAGGGTATTTATAAAATCAATGTTAGCAATTCCGCGGATGTGACATTGATTCCCTTTGGATTTACAACCAAGTGGAAACCACTATGTGAATCGGGAAGCTGTGAGGTGTATATGACGCTGATCGGGGATATCATCGTGGGAGGTGATTTTCAGGTGCTGGCGGATGATACGATTGTCCATACGCAGGGAAGTGTGAGGCTGGAAGATGCGGCGACACCGTTGTTTCAGTACAAGCATTTCCTGCTTGGATGGGGCGGCAGTTATGGAAATGAGTACCGGAATATGTATCTGCTGACTCTGTATCTGGCGAGCATTAATAACCTTGGTTCGGCGGTGGTGAAGACAACGGATAAGACGATGAAGATTACTTATACATTGACGGAAGAAGAAAGTGTATAGGAAGTGCAGTTTTGTTTTGAGATAAGGCAGTTGTCTTGGAGATTTTCTCTGAGGTGGCTGCTTTTTCTATATCAATTTTAAGGATGGGAGGAATTTTACGATGAAAGAGTTTTGGAACATGATTCAGATGGTTTTTACCATGATTGGCGGCTGGCTTGGTTATTTCCTGGGCGGCTGTGACGGACTGCTTTTGGCACTGGTGTTGTTTGTGGTGATGGATTACATCACCGGCGTAATGTGTGCAGTGGCGGATAAAAATCTTTCTTCGGAGGTAGGCTTTAAGGGTATCTGCAGAAAGGTTTTGATTTTTATGCTTGTGGGCATTGCGAATGTGCTTGATATGTACATTATCGGAACCGGTTCGGTGCTTCGGACGGCGGTGATCTTCTTTTACTTGTCCAATGAGGGTGTGAGCCTGTTGGAGAATGCGGCGCATCTGGGACTTCCGATTCCAGAGAAGCTGAAACTGGTGCTGGAGCAGCTGCATGACAGGGCTGAGCATGGCTCTGATGCGGAAAAGGATGGTGAGTGATATGGGATATACGAACAGTCCACTTGTGGATTATACGAAGCTTAGTCCGAATCATTCCGGACAGAGGACGCACAGGATTGACAGGATATCACCACACTGTGTTGTAGGGCAGTGTACAGCAGAAGGCTTGGGAGAATGGTTTCACAGACCATCTACCCAGGCTTCTTCTAATTATGGGATTGATAAGGATGGCAGGGTTGGAATGTATGTGGAAGAGAAGAATCGTTCCTGGTGCACTTCCAGCAATGCCAATGACCAGAGGGCAGTTACGATCGAGTGCGCATCGGATAAGGTGGAGCCGTACACCATGTATGAAGTGGTGTATGTGAAGTTGATTGAGCTCTGCACGGACATTTGCAAGAGAAATGGTAAGAAGAAGCTGCTCTGGTTTGGGGATAAGGACAAGTCTTTATCCTATGAGCCGAAGGACGATGAAATGATCATCACGGTTCACAGATGGTTTGCCAACAAGAGCTGTCCGGGGAACTGGCTTTATGCAAGGCTTGGAGATCTGGCTGCAAAGGTTACGGAAAGACTTGGTGGCAGTGCAGAGGAAGTGATTCCTTCGGGGATGCAGGCAAGGGAGTTTCAGAATCTGACGGAGGCTCAGGTGGTTGCAAAGGTTGGTGCTTTGTTTACTGCTGACCAGAAGAAGAGAGGTATTCTGGCATCCGTGTCTATGGCTCAATTTATTTTGGAGAGTGGTTATGGTAAATCGGAATTGGCTCTGGGGGCGAATAACTGCTTTGGAATGAAGAAATCTTTGAGCGGTAATACCTGGGGTGGTTCTGCTTGGGATGGGGTTTCGATTTATACGAAGAAGACTCAGGAACAGAATGCGGATGGAAGCTATGTGACCATCACAGCCGATTTCAGAAGATACAGCTGCGTGGAGGATTCCATTGCAGACCACAGTGCTTATCTTCTTGGTGCCATGAATGGAAGCAATCTCAGATATGATGGCTTGAGGGGATGTACCGATTATAAGAAGGCAGCACAGATCATAAAGGACGGTGGCTATGCGACCAGTCTTACTTATGTGGAGAAGCTTTGCAGTATTATTGAGAGATGGAAGTTGACGCAGTATGACGTGAAGGGTGAGGCATCGGATGTGGTGAAGTATTATCGTGTCAGAAAGTCTTGGAGTGATGCTGCTTCTCAGATTGGTGCATATAGTGTGCTGGATAATGCGAAGGTTATGGCGGATAAGCATTCCGGATATACGGTGTATGATTGGAATGGAAAGGCTGTGTATAGAACTGAGGTTTCTAGTGGTAATGGTTCAGCAGGGGAGTTTACTAATGCGGACTGTCTGTTATTGGTGAAGGTTAGTATTGATGATCTGAATATCAGGAAGGGTGCCGGGACGAATACAGCGAAGACTGGAAGGTGTACTGGTGTTGGGGTGTTTACCATCATCCAAGTGAAGAGTGGCTGTGGCTCAATACTTGGATGGGGTAAACTTAAGTCGGGAGCGGGTTGGATCAGCTTGGACTATTGTGAAAAAGTTAGCTGACATGTTTTTGGGGGAAGCAGATGATTTTCTCATTTTCCTCAAAGTTATCTGCTTCCTGTATTTCTAC